AGAGAAAGCCCCTAGCAAACTCTAGCTCTTTCAATCTAACGGAAATACAATCCCTCGCAAATCACGCTCAAACAATGTTTTACACTACGATCTCAACAATCAAAGTGTTTCTGAAGAATTTATTATTCTCAGATCCTCACAAATTCGTCAACAATTTTCAGTTTATTGGCTACGCATCCGACCGGATTCGAGTTTCAATTCCTTACCGTGACGAATTTCAATATGAACGATATCAACGTACAGTGCGACACGCACTACGTCGCAATCTTATTGGTTATGATGCAGAATACATCATAAAGGAGTTTCATCACCCTGTCGCTAACCTAGATTTCATGGTAGACGCACTACGCAAAGGTGACCTTCCCGACCACGTTATTCCTAAGGACGAACACTACTCTAAAGCTTTCGCTCAAGCAGCTGAAATGTTTAGACCTCCTCAACTTGTCCGTCCCGTTCATTTCGCAGACCTCCGCATGTACAAATGGAACTGGCATCCTAATGTAGAAGAACCTTTCTACTCAGACGCCGACCTCATTCGAGCCGTATCAATGGCCGCTGAAGCCGGACTCTTACCTGATGCCCGCATGTCATTTGGCAATCTACGGAACGTCGTTTTCATCAAGGCTAGGCTCTTCTTGCATCAAATCAAGCGCAAGCAGATCACTAATCCAGCTACTTTGTGGCCCATGATGAAGATACACGTCAAACCTGCTCTTACAAAAGTGGACGAAACCAAAGTTCGCATTATCTATGGCGTAAGCAAATTACACGTCATGGCTCAAGCAATGTTTCTTTGGCCGTTGTTCAACTATTACATCAACAGTGACGATGACCCTCTTCTTTGGGGTTTCGAAACTATTCTTGGTGGAATGCAAAAGTTGCACAACATTATGTCCATTCCTCGTCTTTACTTCCAAACTTTCGTGACCGTCGACTGGTCAGGCTTTGACCTGCGCTCAGTTTTCAGTCTACAACGTGAAGTATTCGACGTGTGGCGCACCTATTTCGACTTCAACAACGGGTACATTCCAACTAAGTTCTATCGAACTTCAGTTGCAGACCCTGATCATCTTGAAGCGCTCTGGGAGTGGCAACGAGAGGCATGTTTCAAAATGCCATTCGTAATGCCTGACAGAACGATGTATAATCGTCTGTTCCGCTGCATCCCTTCGGGTCTATTTTCGACCCAATTTCTCGACTCGCATGTCAATCTCGTCATGATTTTGACAATTCTGGACGCCATGCATTTTGATATTTCCAAAATCAAAATCTATGTGCAAGGTGACGATTCTATCGTCATGCTTATATTTCATATTCCAGCCGATCAGCACATCAAATTCAAATCTGACTTTGAAGTGCTCGCGAAGTACTACTTCGACCACGTTGCGCGTCCTGAGAAAACTGACGTCTATGAGACACCTCAAGGTGTAGAAGTGTTAGGATACCGTAACTACAACGGCTACCCTGAACGCGATTGGCGCAAGCTACTCGCCCAACTTCTCCATCCACGAGGCGCCCTGTCTCTTGAGACACTTGCCGCACGATGCTGTGGTATTGCATACGCTTCAATGTATCGCAATCCCGAAGTCATCAACGTGTGCAAGGATATTTACAATTATCTTACGACTAAACGCAATGTTGTACCAGGTGAACTTCGTGCACAACGAGACATCATCTTATTTGGTGAACATGAATTTAGCATCCCAACCGACCACTTTCCTGAAAGGGACGAAGTGACTCGTCATCTACGCATACCATATGTCCGAACCGATTCAGACAAGAACGACTACTGGCCTTCTGGCCATTTCCTCTCTCTGTACTGATTGTCGTTTTATTCATATATGAGTTATGTACTTTTTCAATCATAAAAAAAAAAAAAAAAAAAAAAAA